CAAGCGTCTCTGTCGCCAACGCCGCCCGTCTAGCAGGATCTTCTATGGCCTGCAGTGCCGTGGCAGTCTCCTGAGCCAACGCTGCGGGATCAAGCGTGAGCAGCTGCTCCTGCGAGATGCCGAGCTCACGGAATGCGTCGGCGGCCTTGCCGGTGCCGCTGCGAGCCTCGTTGATGTTCACGGCCAGCTTTTGGATGCCAGCCGCCAGTGCGTCGATTGAGCCTCCGCTCCTGCGTGCTGCTTCGTCCAGAACTTGAATCGTGGCAAAGTCAGTGCCGAGACGCAGGGCGGTATTTCCCAGCTGCTCAACGCGGCCCTCGAGGTCCGCAAGCCCGCGAGTAATGGCAGTGGCCGCAGCACCAAACGCAGCGAACGAAGCAATGCCGATGTTCAGCGGAGATGCCAGGGCAGACAACTGAGAGCCAAGGCTGGCAAGCCCTGTCTTTAGGCCACCTGAGAAGACTCTGCTAAGCCCTTCCGACGCGCTGGATAGCCCAGAGAATCTGCCAGCGATGTTGCCAAGCGGGCCAGGGAGAGCAGCAAGGATGCCGCTCAGCTCGTTGAACTTGAGCCCTTGCGTTGCGGCCCGCGTTGTCTCGTCTGCAAACTTGTCAGCAGACGTGGACGCTTTGAGCAGTGCTGCGTCGGCCTTGGCGACTGCCCGCGTGTGCGTCTCTTCGCTGATCGCGTTTTTTTGCAGCAGTGCGTCAAGTTTTGCCAGTTCCTGCCCGTGACGCTCTTCTGCCGTCCTGACTTGCTCAGTGATGCGAGCGCCTTCCGCAAATGCGTCAGCGGTGTTTCGCACTTCCTGCTGCAGGGCCGCGTACTGATCGGCGTACGCCTGGGCGTTGAGCCCGCCCTGCAGCTGCTTGGCTAGCGTGCTGAATTTCTCATTGAGAGCGGCCTGAGCATCCGCCGCCGCCTGACTGTCTTTCGCCAGCACATCAAAGGCAGACGTGGCCTTGCTTGCCTGCTTGGCCAGATTCTCAAGCGCCCGCTCAGCCGGCGTCAGGTTCTTCACCACGCCAGAGGCGTCGGCGTTTACTTTCAGCGCGAGTGAGAGGATTGTGGCCATGGCTTACTCGGGGAACGCCAGGAGCTTTTGCAACTCCCGCTTCATCTCGTCTGCGTGCTGGGGTGGTTTCTCAATCGGGTTGAAATCGTCTGCTTTCGGTGCCTTGCCTTGCTGGGAGTACGGTGCAAGCACGGCACTCGTCAGTAGGCCAGTCTGCCGCCATGGATCAGGGAGAGCGTGGTAGTAGCGAGTGAACGCAATCCACTCCGTGAGCTCCTGCGAATCCATGCGGCGAGACAGTTCCCTCACCGTCATTCCCAAGTGCCCCGCCAGACGAAACAGGAAACGCCTCGTCGGGCGGACGCTCAGTTTTTTGCGAGTTCCTCCACGTCTGTCTCGGTCATGTTGTTGTGCTTGAGTGCCTTCTCGAAGAGCTTGGACACGATGGCGGCCGACTTCTTCGCCAGCTGCTCAATGCCAGCCTCGTCAAAGAGACGTTCGCCGCTCTCTGGATGGCACAGACAGCGGGCCAGGTACTTCGTGCGGAAGTTGTCAATGCCCGTCTCTTTCTTGCCCACCCACTCCTTTTCGTAGCTGTCGCGCTCTTCAACCGTCATGACTCGCACGCCGAGCACGAGCGGCTTGCCGTCTGCGCCCTTCCATTCACGCACAGTCACCTTGAGAATCGGCAAGTCATCGGCATCAAGGATCTGCTTGGCAAGGTCTGCAACGCTGAGGCTCATGGTTTCTCCTAGCCTTGGACTCGTAGCGTGACTGCGTAGCGCGTCACGTCATTGACCACGCCAGCCATGGTGAACTTCTCAAGCACTGCCTTGCCCGAGTAAGCGAGCCCGCCGCCAGTGATAGTGACTTGCGCACGCTTGCCGTAGTTGGCCGTTGAGATGTTCGCCGTGGTTAGGCACTTCATCTCTATAGTGCCAATGTCAAGCGTCCAAGTACTGGCGCGAGCCAATGGAAGAGCACCGCCGTGCGTTACGGATATCTCCGTAACCTCACCGAAGTTCACGCTGTTCCAAGTGGCCGTGACGCCCGCTGAGTAGTCCGCCATGACGGTCCTCCGTCTGGCTTACCGCTCAAGCTTGATCGTGGCCTGGCCTCGGATAGCGTCCTGCGTGGCGAGCGTCAGCGTTGAACTCGTGACCGTTCCAACTTTGCTGCTCACGCCAGCGAGTGCCGTACCGCCAATGGTGAGCACAAAAGAGCCAGTGCTCTTGTCGGCAATGAAAGTTTTGCCGATGTAGTCAAACGTCACGCTGCGGCCAGTTTCGCCAGAGGCGGCACCAGCAAGCGGAAGGTCAAGAGTCTTAGCGGTTTCGCCAGCGGTCTGGCCAAGATGCGAAACGGCAATCTTGTCATCGGCGGCAGTCGGGTCGGTGGCACTGACAACCACGCTGGTGACGGTATAGGCGGTGCCGTTGAAGGTCAGGACTGTGCCCGAGCCATCATGCGGAGTTTCAAAGGCCATCTGCTAAGTCTCCTGCCAGAGGATTGAAAACGATTGCGTCACCTGATAGACGGGCGGCAAGTCACCGCCAGCGAGTTGCACGAAGCCGTCAGACTCGGTTTCGAGGCTCACGTTCCGCACGCTTACGTAGTCTGTCACTTGCCCGCCCCATCCATCCAGAACTGAACGGATTTTGTCGGCGGCCTCGCGGGCCTCTTCGTATGTGGTCGAGAACACGTCCACAGCCAACTGCACAGACGTGGCACCTGTCGGGCCCGAAAGCCCTTGCGAGCGGCTGACGCCCGTGCGTCGCCATGTGGCAAACGGTAGGGACGCAGACGCCGGTGCGATCACAGGCCAGATACGCTGGCCAAGGATCATGGCCACGGCAGGATCTGCAACGAGTGCTCGAGCAGCTGCCTGCTCTGGTGACTTCAGCACGGCTAGCCTCCAGCCTGGATGGTGGCACCAGTCACGCTGCCGGTGCTGGTGTACGTGAGCGCGTCCAGGGCACGCTCAAGCGAAATCCGCAGTTCCGACGTGAGCCGCTCAGCCACCTTGCCTTGGTACTCACGCCACGTCTTTCGCAGGGGCGGCTCAGAGTAGCCGCCGGCCTGCATGGCGTTGATCACTAGCGTTTCGCCCTTCTTGCCCTTTTTGAAGAACGTGCCTTTTGGCGTGGTGATTCCTTTTCCGCTCTTGGTGATAGCAAACGCTCCGCGCTGCCCGATGCTCGACGCAATCATCGAACCTTGCCCGGCCTTTACGGTGTGCTCGTTGATCTGAGCCACCTTGCCAGACTTCATCGTTCTAGTGTGGGCTCGTCTCTGGTATGGCTTGTTGGCGATTGTCTTGATCGGTCGCTGCTTGGTCCCGAACTCTAAGAGCCACTGATGGAATGCCCTGTCTGGGCCGAGCCGCACCGTCCCCGGTTGGGCGATTTCCTCTGAGTCGCCACGCGCAGAGCGGTTGTAGCCAAGAAGCCCAACCGCGTTGCCGTCTCGCTTGTAGCGGACGATCTTCGTATTCACGGCACGTTTGAGATTGCCGGTAGGCCCTACTGGCGTGTTCTCTCGCAGCCGCAGCTTCGCCGGCTCCAGTGCCTTCTCCAGAGCATCGCCAAGAGTCTCGGCAAGCCCTGCGTTGTCAAACACCTTGCCAAGCGAAGCCTGCAGCTTGAGAAGCTCTGACGAATCAACAGAAAGGTTGACGCCAGCAACGGCCATCTAGGCGGCCTCCTGGCAGACGAGCTCGTGCTCACTACGGTTCCCGTGCTCGAGCAGGCTGACGATCTCCAGCGTGCGGCCACGCCAGACAATCCGCATGGATTGCGTCAGCCCGTCCAGCCACCGCATGCGGACGCGGTGCGAAACCTCAATCTGCTGCTGCCCGTATTGCAGAAGCTCGCGGGACGAGACGCCTTCCACGTTGGCCCAGCGTTCAGCAAAAGTGGCCCACGAGAGCACGGTTTCCCCGAGAGCGTTCCGAGACTCGGAAGCCCGCTCCACCGTCACGCGCTCGCGGAGGCTGCCGGCGTCAATCATGTGCCGTACATCGCAATGGTGTACGAAGATGTGCCTGCGTTTGTGCGCACTGTCGGCAGTTGCCCGGCGTCATCAAAATCACCATAGGATGTTGAAACAATGCTTAACGAGTTCGCATTCACGGTCACAGTCGGGTTATTCACAACCAAGGGAGCCGGCCCGGACTTAATCACGTAGCACTCAATCTCAGAGAACGAAACAAACGCGCCGCTCGCGTCCCTGTAGGCTGTTGGCGCGACTTGGATAGTCACGGCACTAGTGCCGCACGTACCGCTAACGATGGCCACCTTGCCGCTGGTGTACGCCTGCGAGTCCTGCAGGCTCACCACTTTGAGCGATGCCGTGCCGTCCTTATCGTGGAACAGCACGTCTACGTTGATGCGTCCTTCAAGGCTCATTGGTAGCTGCCCCATTTCTGTGACGAGAGAAGCGATTCAACAGCAAACTCCAGCTGCTTGCTGATGCTGCCAACGAGAACCGTGCTGCGGTTCTCGTACCAGAAGCCCACAAGCATCAGGCAGGCGTGGCGGATGGACGCAGGCACACTTGAACCAGCAGCCCCGTAGCCGGCCCACCAAGTCACGCTAATGGCGTTGTCATCCATCAGGTGCGGCGGCCACGTCTGGCCGTACAAAGTCTTCACCGCCCCCGGCGTGCTGCTGCGGTCCACGCGGTAGCTGGCTGTGGAGTAGGTGGCTGTCGTGCCGTTCTCGTAGGTGAACGTCAGGGCCACTGCCGTAGTCGTGCCGGCTGTCGCCATGGGCGGCCGTGGTAGCTCAATGTCATGGGTGCCGTCTGGCGGGAACGAATCAAACCGCATCACCCACTGCGTATTGACCAGCGTGCGGTCTAGGTACTGCTCGCACCACTCACGGGCCGCCGTGATCAGCGTGCCGATGTAAGCGTCATCGCCGCTTGTATCAACCCGCAGGTGGGCCTTGGCTTCCGCGAGCGTGACGGGCTCAACGGCTGGCGGCGTCTGTCGAGTCAGGCTTCGATACTGCACGGCGGCCTCTTCGCTTTGGGGTGGCGTCTGCGGTTTCTGCGTCGTGCTCGAGAGCAGCCGTTTCAATCAGCGACTGCTGGTTGTCTTCCACCGCGACACGCTGAGCGAGCAGCTGCGTGGTGATCCCGCCAGGAAGCTCAGCCACTTGCCCCTTGCGGTAGCCACGCCACGCGCGGGTAAACATAATCTTCGGCATTAGCCCACACTCCATGCAGATTCTGGCGGCTTGCCAGTGTTCGTGAACTCAGTCGTCCACTGAAAAACAGGGGCGGTAAGGTGTTTGCCGGGCCACGTCACGACGTATTCACCGTGGCCCAAAACGACACGCGGCGAGACGAAGACGCGGTTGCCGCTGTCTCGCCAGTTTCGCCACCACCAGATATCTGGATCGGTGCGCCCATCGTTCCAGCCGCCTTGCGGGTCTGGCTTGCTCCAGAACCACGGTTTCTTTGTGCGCTTGAGTGCCGCTGTGCTGATGACGGTGCAACCGAAGTGTGCCGTGTCCACTTCCTGCACGGGCTCGGCAAACCATTCCTTGGGCACCTGCGTGTGCCCATCATCTGGCGGATTGTCCAGCGTGCCCTTCAGCGTCAGCATGGGGCGGCCGTCCTCGCGCTTCGTCTGCATGCCAGTGATGGCGTCGCACTGAAACGTCATCGCCATGGCGAACAGCTGCTCAACGTCCTGCTTGGTGAAAAAAGTGTCGTAATCGATGGCTAGTAAATATTCACACGAGTCGATGAACTGCTCCATTACGCGGGTGTTAACCTGATCCCAGAACGCACCCGTGCCCATAGTTGGGCGAATGCCGAGCGGCATCAGGGCCTGAGCCCATGCGAAGTGGTTTGACGTGAACGAGAGCCGTGGCATGGAGAGCACGGCCTCCACCCTGATGTCAACTTCGGTGCCACCTACCTTGACCAGCATGCGTGCCTCAAGAAAGAGAGCGGGCGGCCCCGTCGTGGAAGCCGCCCGCTCAAGATTGCACACCCGTCAAGCCGTCAGGCTCACGCACCCACGAGGCCGATCATCGGGCCAGCCACGGTGTCGGTGCCCAGGTTCGCGTGCGTGATGGCGACGCGAGCCACTGCCCGAATCACGGTCTGGTCGCTCAGGAAGTTCACCTGATCGCTGCTGGCGATCTCGATGGCCTGGCGGATGCCGTAGTAGGAGCTGTTGGCCATGTTGCCGTACAGCGCCATGATGGCACCCGTCGAGTCCGCACCGGCCGGCAGGCGGTCGGTGAGGA